AACTCTCTCAAACTGAAGATCGGTAGCATCTCTGAGCATATCTCGAACTAAGTATTCGCCTCTAGCGCCCTTAGCTCTACTATCAACCATGCTCTCTACAAATCTCCTCAAGCATTTCGAGCTTTTCTTTAAACTCAGCTGCTTTTGCTATTTCTCCTTCAATTGCTGCCATAATATCAGGATGTTCCCCAATACCTGCAGGATGCTCTAAATACATACGCACATTTGCTTTGTGGTACTGTATTTTTCCTAGAAGATACGAAGCCATACCTTCTGCTATAATATTTTTTGCTTTCACCATTTAGTGCTCCAATTTACTGATGTTTCCTGATTTTACAACTTCTACTTTTTCTAGTAGAGGGTGTGTCCATCCATGACTAACAACATAAGTATTGAGATCTTCTCCGAGCAACACTTCTACTAACTTCTCTCGCCCTGTTTCGTCTAATACATTGATAACTTCATCCAAGAAAAGAATATTAATTCTAGACTTGGATATACTACTCATCAATTTACGAATGGCGATAAGTGTAGCAGTATTTACTCTTGCTAACTCTCCTGAAGAAAGAGCTAGAATATCGACTATGTTACCATTATCTGTTACTTGTACATTTAACTTATCGTTTGACACTACGAATTCAAGTGTGAAACGTCCGTCTGAAAGCTCTGCAAGATAGTGGTTTGTAAGCTCTTCAAGCTCTTTTACTAAGTTTTCTATCTTGTAAGCTAACAAGCCGTTAGTGCTGAAAGCTTTCTTCAATACTTCTAAATTGCTAGAAATCTCTCTTTCTTGGTTTAGAACTTCTTGGTGTTCATCTAATTGAGAGGTAAAGTCCGCTGTCTGCTCGAGTATTACTTGGATTCTCGTGTTTCGTTTAGTGACTTGTTCATTTTCTCGTGTAAGCTGTATAAGCCTTCTTTTTGCATCCGATATTCTCTCCGAGATTCCGTCAGCCCTACTACTAAGCTCCTCTTTATCCAACGGGACTGTCGGTAAAGTTTGGTCGATACTACGGTACAAGTCTTCCCAATCTTTTTGAGTTTTTTGAGAATCTCGAAATCTTGCATTGTCTCGTTTAATTTCTGATATTCTTCTTTCAATTTCATCTTGCCTTTCCTTTGCGGACATAATCTTACTCGTTTCTTTAGAGACTAAAGAGTTAATAAAATCACTGTCTACATCTTGTTCACAAGTAGGACATTTGTCCTCTAATTTGCTAAGTTTATCTAAAAGACGCTTTGACCCCGCTACCGATTGTGAAAGACTGCCACCCTCGGTTTGAAGATCATCATAGGATTCTACCTTTTGTATAGCACAGTTTCTAGCAGAATCAATATCTATCTTACTAAGCATACTTTTATATGTATTATTCTGAGAAATCTTTTTATTTTTCTCAGAAATATTTTCAATTTCAATCATGAGAGCAGCGAGCTCTTGTTCGTCTTCTGTTGTCTCAATTGAAATTTCAGACAGAGGAAGTATATTCGTATCACTCAATTTATTATCTGACAACCATTTTTCTATGGTGGCGGTCTTTGATTCTATACTGCTAAGAGTGAGTGCGGTTCTTCTAGACTCTTCTTTAAACAGCTCAAATAGGGATATGTAGTGTTCTAAGTGTAATAAATCTATTAGAAACTTTTTTCTATTTGTGTCTGTTGCAGTTAAAAACTGTAAACTACTATTTGTATTTTGATATACTAACTGAGAAAAAGTTTTGAAATCAATGCCAAGAATATCTTGCAAAGTTTTGTAAGTATTAGTTGCAGTATGCGAACTAATATCTTCTCCGTTCTCTAATAGTTTTAGTTTTATACTAGATTTTCTATCAATAAGGACTTCGTATCTGCTATCGTCTTTTGTAAAGTCTAGTTGAATATTATAGCCAGCATTTACATACCGATTTGGTATATCTGCTTTTTTAATACCTTTTGAGTTTTTGTTGTATAACGCTTCTTCAATAATTAACGGTATGGACGACTTGCCCATACCGTTAGTGCCAAGAACTTGAGTTACAGTATTACTACTGAGGTCCAACTCATTATCTGCGCCATAGCTAAAACAATTACTCCATCTCAATTTTTGTAGCGTAATCATTAAATATCCCTACTATTTTAGGTATTCTAGGTTCTGGTATCTCTAGAATATAGGTTAAATACTCAACTAACTCTTCTTGAATAGTCATTTCTTTGGTCATAACAAGCGTAGCTTCGCTACTTCGTTTTACAACTTTCTTGTCTAAAAGATCGCTATTCTTAATATTAGCTAGTTCCTGTATATCTCCCTCTATTTCATAGATTGTATGGTGGTAGTCTGTAGGTACCATTTCATCTGTACTTGATACGGTTTTCCGTATAAGTTGGGGCAGTTCAAACGCGTCCCACATCCACGACCAATTCTGAGGATTAATTAAGAGGTAACCAGTCTGAACCTCATTTCTGTGAAATGAGGTTGTCATAGGGCTTCCTGGATATACAATATTTCTTTGAGTATTACTATGTGCGTGTAGATCCCCTGCAAATACTACAGGGAAATCTTCAAATCTCTCAAGGTCTACCTCTGGCTTGACGTGAGGAGGTATCTCTCCTCGAACATGAGTAAAAAGAGGCTTGCTCTTGTCAAACCAATCAATACTATCTTTCTTATGAAGCTCGGCATAGGGAAGTATTCCATACCCTAAGCCTGGGTCTATATAAGAAATATCAATTATGTGTACCAAAGGATTTATATCTCTTGAAACTTGCTTTAACTGAGAAAAGAAAGTTTTATTCTTTCTCGTAGCTTCATGATTGCCATCATAGATAATAGTTGGAATCTTTACTTCTCGAATAAACGAAAAGTAAAGTTCTAACTCTTCCATGTTCGGCAGACGGTCAAATAAGTCTCCTCCTATAATATGAGAACTACACTGCTTTTCGAGAGAATGAATCTGCTCGAAAAACAGCTTATACCTATTTAATGCCCACTCTCGTGGAACATTTTTCTGGCCTAGCTTGATATGCCAGTCTGCCGTAAATAAAATCATGATACGTTAAATTCATCTTCTAAAGTTTCGTCGATACTGCCAGCGCTGTCTTCACGGATTTCATCAAGAAGTGTTTTTTGTGCATCTGGAGTGGGACGAGGCATAACATCATCCATAGACTTCAGATCTGCAATCGCAGACATCTCACTTTCGCTGAGAGAGCGTTGCTTGCACTTGAGCACTTGTAACTGATACTCTACGTTGTAAGGTAAAGGTCCAGTCTTAACACGCTTGAACTTAACATCCCAGCCTGTTTTTGGATCAGTAGGATCGCCTAGGTCTTCTGCTGCTGTAAGAATTGCTTCAAACAACTTCTTCTTGAGGTTGACGATTTTTACTTCGCCATTATCAAGACACTGCATTGCATAGCTCCAGCCGCACTTGAGATCGGGGTAGTACTCACGAACCCAGTCTTTCTCAAGATTGTTAAATCGCTCTTCGTTACGATCAAAAGACAGACACTCAAAAGGAATGTTCTTGCCGTTTTTCCCTTCTAGCCAGTAAACGTATCGTGCTAGTACATCACCAACAAGACGGACTTCGTTGTCTCCGTCACGGTAAGAGTAAGATGTGATTGACGACTTTTTAGCGCCGCCTGCTGATTTATTAAATGAAATAGCCATTAGTGTAATTTCTCCTGTGGGACTTCTTCATATAGAAAATGTATTTCATTATCTTCTATAATAAGTAGTCTATTGTTTTCAAAAAGATCTGGAGCTACAGTACAAAGTATTGAGTCCAGTGTGATTTTCCCAGTTGCTAAATAGTCCCCATAAGGACGTATTGAAGCTAAAGCAAGATACTGGGCTATCTCGCTATATTCGTACTTATAAGCATTGTAAAGTAAGACATCTGGATGTACCAAAAAGGATTCGCCAGTAAAATTAATATTACTATACTTATAAAGTCTATCATATTTTGTACCCGGTATTGAAGCCGTTACTATCATTTTAAAGATTAAAAAGACAGCAAAAGGGCTTCCTTCGGCTGTCTCAAATATTCTTTTCCAATTATATAACAACATATTATACACTCATGTGAAGCATTTGTCAAGAAGTATTTTTCTATGTTCAAAGCTGTTTTATTTGGTAACCTTGTTTCATGTAATAGCCCATTCTGTTCGAAGCCTGTTTCTGGGCTGTTTTGCCTTTGAGATGTATGTCAATGACTACTGGATCTCTTTTATTCTCGTGCTTGCGAACAACTCTACCAATGAGCTGAGTAAGTAAAGGTTCATTATTAATAGGAGTAGCAAGAATAAGGCAGCTCAAAGTATTCACTGATATACCCTCACTAAAAATTGCCTGTGTTCCATATAGAATTTGCTTATCTCCATACAGAATTTCATCCACTAGCGTTTCTCTGTCTTCATGAGCAACCTCACCCGTAACACAAACAGATTTCTCACCTGTCAGTTCGGCGCAGCTTTTCAAGAAATGTACGCGATCTGATACTACCAACACCTTGTGGCCCCTTGCGGCGTATGCAGACGCCATCATAGCGACAGAGTGCTTGTATTCATCATTACTTACTAATGTATTAACTCTTTTCGCCCACGGTATACTGGCGCCATCTGGAAAACGTACTTCAGACCTATATATGTGTATACTAGGTGTAAGAAAGTTTTCTTTTGGCGGTTTAAATATATTCGGACTAAAGTAATCACGAAAAACTACGTGTTTTCCATCTTTGCGCTCAATTGTACCAGACAACCCTATTTTATATCGAGCATGGCTCGTATCAATAATTTTTGCAAAGGTAGGAGAAGACACATGATGCATTTCATCGAGTATTATAGTCCCGAACTCTTTTCTGATTTTGTCAATGTTACGATACAAAGTTTGAGTGTTACCAATAACCACAGAGCTGTCGGTATCAAACCTACCACTACCGATAATACCTGGAGTAAATCCATATACTTTCTCTACTTCCTTTGCCCATTGATTACGCAAAGGAACCGTGTGTGTTACCACAAGTGTTTTTTGCTTAAGTTTTCCAGCAATAGCGAGTCCTGTAAAGGTTTTTCCCCAGCTTACCCAAGCATTAATAATACAGTTATCATTTAAATTGTTGTAAACTTCCTGCTGACTAGGCCGTAGCTCAAAGGCGAACTCTGGAAAGTCAGCAGGAACATCTAAACGTTTCTCAACTACTTCGTAATCTTCGGGTATCAAGTCCGTGCGTCCGATTGGTATAGATACCAGATTTTCGCGCACCCGCTGCAGATTCTTAATAACCTGGGGAGGATCATTAGGATTCTGTGGTGGTATTTTATAAGTGAGTTCGTCCGAAAGCACCTTACGGTACTCCGGAGTACACTCCATAAAAATTCGATTACTAAGTACAGCTTTCATTTATAGTCCTAAACGGTCTTTTGCAATTATGTATTCTTTAACAAAGTTACTTCTTACAATATCATTTATTTCAAAGTCAACAATATCAAAGCACTCCATAGCTTTTAATACACGGATGAAATCTCGTAAGCCATTTTTAGACAAATCGGCCTGACGAAAGTCACCACAAAATATAACTCTACAGCCTTCTCCTACTCGAGTAATGATAGAATCCAGCTCATGAAAGGACATATTCTGACACTCATCTACAATAATTGTAGCATTACGTAATGTAACTCCGCGAATGAAAGATGTGGTCATAAAGTGGACTAAACCTTTTGTTTTAAGTATTTGATAAGCATCGCCTCGTTGAAACAATTCAATACAAATATCTTTATAAGGTTCTTCATAGACAGAGGCTTTCTCTTTCTCACTTCCTGGAAGAAAGCCAATGTCTCGTGTAGGTACTGCACTACGAATAAGTACCAAGTTACCATATATACCTTTGATCATATCATCAAAAGCAAGGTAGCAGGATATAAAAGTTTTTCCTGTACCAGCTACTCCATGCAAAACCATGTTTTTATCGCTCTCAAATGCTAGCAATTGGTTTTTAGTGAGTGGTTCAATTTCTTGCAAATCTAGATTTGCACCGGCTAATGTTTTGGATCGTTGTTGTTTACCCATATAGTATTCATACTTTCCTTCGAGTGTCCTTTAACAGTGTTTCGGAATACTCGTATAAAACCCACGGCGCTCTGCCGTAGTGTAGGACTCCTGCATACCTCGCTTCAGGTGCAGGAGGGCGGGGCACAACAAATCTAGTTTTAACATTCTGAAGTGTAAGAACAGATGCTGTCTCTTTTTGTTGTACTGACTGAATTTTATAGTATTTCAAACTACAAAACTCAGACTTTTCATAGATAAAAGGGGTTCCGTTGGTATCTACAAAAGTATTGCTACCACACTTTAATAAGCCCCTAAAGTTATCTATCTGGTGCCTTAAAGGAAACAAATTTTTATGTGATGTTTGTAATCTGCGTATACCTAAAGTATCCCCAGACATATTACTATCATCAATAATTTGTCCCTCTAAGAACAAGAGTCCGTCTTGCTTATCCCAATTATAGTTAGGCATTACATAGACGGGAAACCTGACTTTATTAATTGTTTTATATTGTATCACCATACATTTTTGAAAATTTTCCGAGGGAGTAGTCTTCAGCAACATCGAAGTCGCATCCAACGGGAGCGCCGGGGATAGATAATCCTCTATCCATTTGTATAAAGTGTAGCAGCTTCTCATTATAGTGGTCAATTTCGTCCTCTGGAACTTCTGCAAGAATAGAATCGTGTACGAGTGCAAAGATTCTAGCTTTCATGTCATTCGCTTTTATATATTCACCCATATCTATTGCGCCAAGCAAGTTAATATCAGAAGCAGCGGACTGTACCAAAAAATTAAGACCAGAACGAATGCTATGACTCCTGATGCCCGCATCGGTGGACTTAACGTTCGGGAGCCTCCTCTTCCTACCAAAGAAAGAATAAACGAAGCCATTTTGTTCAATAAATTTTTGATTATCATCAATCCATGCCTTTAGTTTGTGAAACGCACCAAAGTAATCGTTAATAACTTCTGTAGCTTCATGTTTAGAAAAATATTTTCCACTATCTTTTGTTACTTGTTCACTAATCTTTGCAGGACCTGCTCCGTACATAATACCAAAAGTAACTGCCTTAGCTGCCTGTCGTCTATCGGGATAAAGCTCAGCTACTTGTTCTACCTCGCATGGCAACCTAAAGACTTTGTGGGCAATTGTACTATGAAAATTGCCTCCAGACTTAAATACGTCCATTAATGCTGTATCTTTTGCAAGAATTGCGGCAACATACACTTCTGCTGTTGTTAAGTCCATAGCTACGATCTTATGTCCTTCAGATGCTTTGATACAGCCTTTTACAGTGGGGTTATCTCTAGGCAACTGTTGCATATTAAGTTTACCACTAGAACTAAGCCTACCACTAGTTGTACCATGTAGATTGAACCCAGTACGGAGACGAGAATCTCGGTCGAGCTGAGGTATGATCTTGTCAAGATAAGTATTTTTGATCTTAGATTTTTGTCGTATATCCAAGATCCGCTTAGGTACATCGCTTTGAAGGCTGAGTTCGTTGAGCACTTCCGCATCAGTAGAGTCTGCACCCGTTCCTGTTTTCTTTCCTGTAGGTTTAAGACCCAAGAAATCAAATAACAAACTACGAAGTTGAACAGTAGAATTAGGATTAAAAGGTTTTCCATTAAGTTCCTCAAATCTTCGTATATTATCATTTTTATACAAAGCAGCGATAGCTTCATCTATATCAGTTTGCATCGCATCTTGTCCTACATACAAACGCTTTTTATCAAACGGAACCCCATTATCTTGGGTATCTATCAGAAAGCGAGTGCCTGGAATAAGTATATTATCATACACCCACTTTAGCTTCTTGTTTTGCTTAATTTTAATAAACTTTTCGTAAATCAAAAGAGTGCACAAAGCATCCATGCCCGCATATGTTTTCATTACATCAAAAGGAATATCGCCCCAGTTAAACTGATCTTTGAGAATGCCGTGCTCCTTGCGATAACGGTCAATCCAATCATACATCGGCTTTTCGTAGTCTCCGTAAGGAGTGTACTTCATTGTCAGTTGTTTAAGGCCATGCCCCCCAGGATTTTCATCTATGAGGTAATGAAGTAGCATTGTGTCTTCAAATCGTGGAAAGTTAAAGTGAAAGTGGTACTCAAAGAATGCCATATCGAACTTAGCATTGTGGAATACTACTATTTTCTTATCAAAAAGCTGTTGTAGAAGTTGTTCAGTTCTACTACTAAAACAATCAGTATCAATGTAAGCACCGCGCTTACCATCATAACTAAGGCTAATACCGAGCATATAACCATCCCTAGGATATAAGCCAGTTGTTTCAGAATCCAGCGCGATGTAGTCACTATCGTACTGTATAGCTGCTTCAATAAATTCATTTGCTTGCTCCGTGTCCTGTATGCCGAAAGCAACACTAGAATCAATAATTACGTCTTCTACTTCTCCAGCAATATACGCTTGAATGCTTTTAACACTTTCTTCCCAGGTTTTTCTCGCTTCTGGTTTAAACGCCAACATTGCAGGATTAATTACAGGCAAAAACTTGCCTTCTATTTTCTTTCCAGAGTATTCGGTTACAGAACTGAGTTTAGTATAATATTTCATGGCATCCGAACCTACGAGTACAATCCACTCATAGTCATCTGGATTCATGTCGATGTCGCAGTCTCGTTTTAAAACTTTTTTAAGACTGGAGTCTGAACAGAGCTGAAATTGATCAAAGTCAAAATCAAACTCTTTCTTAAAATTTGTTCTACTTGGTTTAGTTTCTACTAATGCAACTTTAGGCATATAATTTACTCTTTAATTTACTAACTTGAGATTCAGCTAATGCACCCGCATCCATGTTTTTGTCTCCAAAAGCAATGTTACGGACATCGAGACCCACTGTCTCGCATAGCTCCTTTATTTTTGCAGAACCTGCTTGTCCTGCCGCGTCGTTGTCGAGGAATATATCTATACCTTCTACTCCAGCTACGGAGAGAACTTGTAGTTTTTCCTCGTTTACATTCTTAACTCCAAAGCAACACACAGCATTTGTGAGTCCTTTATCGTGTAAGTTAAGTACGTCAAAAATACCCTCTACTATAATAATTCGTCCCTGTATAGGTACTACCACAGGGTATAGAGGTAGCTTAGCCCCTGGAGGCGAAAACAAATACTTAGGTTGTTGATCGCCTGTGGCTCTGGATTGAAAGGCTACTATTCTTCCGGTACGGTCTCGTACAGGAAAACAAATACGCCCTACAAAGTCTTTGCCAGCATGAATAAATGCTTCAAATTCTCTGTACGTTTCTGGTTTAATGTTTCTCCAATTACCTACATAAGGTAGATAGCCTTCAGGCATTTGCAATCCAATACTCTCCAATCTCACTTCGTCTATTTTCTTTTTTAGAAGCTGTCGTTTTATTTCCATCTTATTCGCTTTTTCTCCGAAACGGGTAAATAAATTACCTTTATATTCGCAGGAAAAACAATTAAAAATACCCGTTACTTGATCAATACGCATACTAGGATTTCTGTCTGCATGCTCTGGGTTCAGGCAGCTAACAACAAAATCTCCTC